ACGAGTAATATTTGCAGCGAATTTCCGTGCTCCTCGTGAAGGTTGCACCGCAGTAGTTATGTCAGACCCACCGACTGGATCGGTTCGTGAACCATTCAAAGACCTGGTAGTTCTGCTCGGCCACTCGTCAGAAAGATCATGATGCATGGCAAGCGGATGTCGAACGGTGGGCAGGGGCGCCATCGACAGTAATGAAAACCGCGTAACGCGCGGAAATGAGAGATACCGCGCGACCCGACGCCGGCTGGAACCTAGGTAGCTTTTCAGAGGACGATTGAATGGCAAGAGAGGCGCCCTTCCGGGTGAGCGGCAGCAATTATGGCAAAGGTGTCCCAGGCGAAGTCGTCTACTCCCAGCGGAAGGCCTTCCAATCGAAGGTGTTCCCGTCCAGGGTTCCGATAGCTATAACGAACGCCATTCTGTCCTCAGCTTGGAGGGCGAAGGCAACATCGAATGGCACCCCGTGCCGCACTAGATACAAGCAATCAATCAAGACGGGGTGCCGAGCAAGTTTCCCACGCGCGCTGGGCTCCCGACCTTTTCTTGCTCGTCGGTTGCGGCAGCAATTGCCGCGAGGCCGTCTTCCCCCAGCCGGTCGATTAACGCCTCGATCTGAGCCTCGCTGGCGGGTGCGGGCACAGGAATACCCTCAATCTCATGCACCGAGCTGGCGAGGCTCGCCATTGCCAGCCACGGCTCATTCTGCGACAAAACCGGTCCGGCCGCCTTGAAGAGACGCAACGTGTCGAGGGCAGTAAGAATACGGATCGACAGCTTTCGGCCACCTTTATCGATCGTCGAAAACGTATGGGCACTTTCACTTAGAATAACTTGGGTGGGCTTCATCATATTCTTCGTTTCCTAGTGGCGAAAAACTCCAACTTCTGCCTAACACTTGAGTCTCCCTTCCACATGCCAGCGTTGGCGAGCTTGAAGACAACGCCATCGAACTGATATGTTGAGGTCGAGCTATCGCTTTCGGTAATGTACTGATACATGGATCCAGATTGCGTACTAGAGCCGTTGTAGAAGTTCTGCTCAATGGCTGCTATGAAATCATCGAGGGCTGAAGTTCCGCGCTCAACTTCAAAGCTTCCTTCCCAGCCCTTTGGGAGTTCGGCCCCAAGCTGGGTCCCGTCGATCCGAGCCACACGAATCGGCGCGGTGAGTTGTTGGCTCTCGAAGCCTGTTACGTGACTGATATCCAGGCGCCCGCTTGGTCCCATGACCACCAGTTGCGTGTCGCGTCCGATTGAGAAGTCTGTCAATGCCATGGCTCGTTCTCCTAACTAACTTGACCGGCTGGTAAGGTTTGGAGCGATACCTGGACCGTCTGACCACCTTCGACATTGACAATGAATCGCTCGTTAATAGCCTGATATTGGACCTGTGCGTCAGATTGAACGTACCCTAGACCAGTTCGAGATTGCGGATTATTTGTGGTATCGCAAATGACGCTGAAGGGCAGGGAGCCATCCGCACTTCCAAGCAGTCCTTGGCCGAGCATGTTGTTCAGGAAAGAGAGTTGCGTTGATCGGATCTGCTGGAACAGATCCTGATTGATGACCATGCCAACATATTGACCCATGCCGGCAGCAAGCGTCGCCGCAATATAGTTTGTGAGGCGCGTGTAGTTGTCGCCGTTCGTTGCTGCGTTTGACGAGGTATTGATGCCACCACGAACGCCCCAAAATGAACCAGCCGGCTGTGGGTTGCAGATCACATCGATGCCCGCGGCGAGCAAGACGCTGAGATCCGCGGATGCATACGCTGTATTCCATCCGGAGCCCGGAGCGCCGGATCGCTGGCTTCCGACTACACCATAGATTTGCTTATTCAGGCTCGACTGTTCGGGGGAGAGGTTTGCGAGTCGGCCAGCGGCAAATCCTTGTGGCGATACAAGTCTTACAGTGCTGTTAACTTGATCTGACCACCAGAGCCAGTCACCAAACATCAATTTCGCGGAATACGCGTTGAGACCCGCCGCGTTCATAGTGGAGACCGCGTCGCTAATCGTGTCGCCTGAAGGGGTCGTCAGGATCATGTAGATCCCCTCCTGCAAGCCGAAGGCAGCCTGAATTGTCCACGTGGTTGCATCGTCGCAGTCAGCAAGCAAAGCCAATCCACACCCCTGAGCTCGCAATGCGTACATGCCGCTGCGGGTCGTTCCGTCGACGCCGACTATCTGGGCTCCGGCTGTGAGCGAGGCACCGTCGGTGCCGGGGGAGCCTGAGCCCAGTGCGACTGAGAATGGCGCGGGCGATGCGGTGGTACCGCCGGAGGTGGCAATAATGCATTGGGATGGTCCCCGCTGGGGGCTCATTCCCGAATTGACGGCACTGGCCAGTCCGGTCCAAAACATCGCGCCGTTCCCCGTCAGTCCGTCGTATAGCTCAGGTTGCAGACCCGGTGCGAGAACCGACAAGAGCCAGGTGCCGGGTTTGCTACCAACGCCAAGCGTGACCGTAATACTGTTGCCGAGCACGCCCGAGTAGAGTGCTGTAAAGCTTGCATTTGAGCCGGGGACCGTGTTGTATGCAGCGGTGTCAGTTCCGTCGGTCACCCTTACACACCGGAAATTCTGCGCACCTTGCTGGACGGCGGTCGCGACCTGTGTTCCCATATCATACTTGCGTGAGATGATCTGCCCAAACATTTGGGCGTAGTCGGCCATCGTTGCCACGATGATAGGCTCGTTAACTGGGCCCCAAGATGCTGTACCTGCGACGCCCAAGACATTGGTCGGAACGCCGTTCAGTACCAGGTTTTGCGGCGGAACTATTTGTACATAAAGATCCGGTACGATCAACGAGGTGGTGTTTATGCTGCCCTGTTGGATAATGGGCATGGTGTCAGCTCTTCCCAGCAACAGGCGAAGCGACTGATCTTACCGATCTAACATTGTCGCTGTTAAGCACTTCACGAATCTTTGCGGGATCCGTGATGATATCGCCGCGCACGAAGGACTGAAAGGACTTCGTTACGACCAACATTTCAATCATAGTGATGTACCTAACCGAAAGTGATTTGGCCATTAATGGCGGCGGCGCCAAACAGCATAGACGGCAGACTCACGGGAATTATTGTTGGGTATTCGACACAATAAACGAGATCCCGCCGGTAAAGCAGGGCATTCTGAGACTGATCGGAGGTCGTGGTATTTCGATAGCTCACACGCGCAAATGTGTTATCCGGCAAAGATAAGAAGGGACTCTGGTTAACGAAAAGATCTATCGTGGCCGAAAGTGAGTCCCTTATCAATGGAGTGGAGCACCAGCAGATCGCGCGGACATCCTTTTCTTGACGACGGCCTTCATAGGAAGCGCTGTTATCGCAGACTATCCGCACGATGATCGCTGTTGCCCCGGGCAAATCGATCTGAGGCCCGTGCACGGTCGCGATGCGATCGGTTTGCATGACAGTGCATAAGTTGGCCGCGACAAGGTCTGGTGTATCGCCCGAGCAAACCCGATAGGCATAGGCCAGGCCATCCACCAGGGCTCCGATGACGTTGCCAACAACAGCGACTCCCCCGACGGAGATCGTTTGGCCGGTCACCACTGCTGTAAGGCTCGATGGCACTGAAATGTACCGCCACTCCCGAAGATATCGTGTGGTGGTTTTCCCGGACTGGTTGTCGGAGGCAATCGTTACGTTTACGATCCCGACATTGAGATCAGAATTGAGGGTCGCAGAGTTCGGCCATCCCCGGTAGACCCGGCAAGTTACTCCGAGGATACTAGCCTGTGTAGCACCAAGCGGATAAAGTAGATTGGTAATACCGGTTGCAAGAGCCTGTTCCACATCGGATATGTCTGCCATCAGGTCGTTGCCAGCTTCGCGGTCAGCCGCCAACCCAGATGGCTTAATTCCGAACCAATAATTACCGCGCTGCGGCCCAGGTCATCGCTGATCAGGTCACCCGGCGACAAGTTGACACCGGGGGAGGCGGGCATGAGGACCGCCATGTAGGGGATGAGCTGGTCTGTCGGCAGTCCAGCGGCGGGCTCGCCTTTCTCATTGGCGCCGAGCACACTTGCGGGCCATCCATTCATCAAGACGGTGGTACCGCTCTCTGTGTACCCTCCGTAGGGATTGCTTGCCGCGCTCGTTTGTAGAGCTGGCTGTGATATGGAGATCGTCCGATTAGCCTGGATGCAGAGCACGGGCAAAAGTGACTGCTGTGCGGCGACAAAAAAAATCCGCTCCCGCTGCACAAGGTAGTCCCCGGGCCTTGTATAGGCAGCGTCGAAGAGTCCCTGCCAAAGTGCGGTACCATACGCGTTGGCCCGGTTCGCACCGCCTTCCATCGGAAGAAATGATGCGTGCAGTCGGAGGAAGCGATTGCACTTGTCAAGCGGATGATCGGGTCCGTTAGGCCGAAAGGCATCGGTTAAGTCGCCCGTACGGCGAGCGGCGATCCCGAGGCTGTAATACAGACGATCTTGGAGCCGTTGGCTGTCCATGCTTCAAACAACCAACACGCCATTGCCGCCCGATAGCGCGGGTCCCGGAGGAACGCCGATGAAGCCACAGAGCCTGCGCCTCCATACGTCGAGCAGCCCGATTCTATCAAGCACCTCGCTTTTGTTCCTGGTCCATACTGAGGCCTGGTCGGTGTCGAGATTATCGCCGGCCATGGTAACCGCCAGTTCGAGGGCGATAAGCGTTCCAAGGTAACGACGCACCACTGCAGTTTCGTTTCCCGATAAATTGGTAAGCCTAAACTCAAGCAAGCCGTACACGGTGAAGAAGCGCCAGGATTGCATTCCGGTTGGCGCAGCGCCGTAGGCCGGGTATCCGCAAAAGCGCCGAACGTCCACTCGTTCAAAATCCGAAAGCGGGTTCAAATGATGGATCCATCACCGCGGCTGAACAGGATGCTACCGCTACCGGATGGCGCAAGTGCTGCTGCGTAAGTAATCAGGCTGTTTACGGAAAGGATAACTCGGCTGTTGGGCAAAACAGGCATGTCGGATGTGGAGGCCGCAACGGTGGGATCGGCGCCAAATCTGATATAGGTCAGCATACTCGACGGATTGGTGACCACCACCGAGTCACCGCCGCCTGCCAGGGGCCCGTTTACGGAGACATTGTTGGTCGATAGGCTGATGGTTCCGGTTGGACGGAATGGACTGACCGAACCGAGCGGCATGTCGATTTGTCCTTCTGAAACGGATTACCCGACATGCTCGACGATGACTGCCCGCTTGTAGGAGGCATTCGTAGCCGTCGGCACAGTTGTAGCATTTGTAGTGGTATCCGACGGAGCACAGAAGCCGCCGATCCAATACCAGGATTGTGCAATGATTTGCTGAAGGCGGTCGATCGCCTCACGGGTGACCATTGCTATACCGTCGACCATCGAAATAATCGAATCGGCCGGTGCGATGTCTTGAGTTGCAATTCCAGCAAAATCGCCCTCGATGAGAGCGCCAAGTCCACATATGACCGGGCGACGGATCATCAGGCCCGACAAGGTAGGATGGCTCTGGACGAAGGCTTCGGTGGTCGGAACAAATCGTAAGCCAAGGAAGTCGTTTGTCATACCATTCTTGAAGACCTGGTTGGCAGATGTTGCACCTTGAAAGAGTTGCTTGAAGTCTGGATCCGCGAAAAGCTGACGGGAAGAGACGGGGTCGAGATAGCAATTATAGGCACCCTCGATCTCGGGAACCGCGTTCATGCGTAATTTAGCCACCGCATCCAGAAGGCAGGACATCGTTAATGTGTCGGACGCAAGGATCAAGGAAGTGTTGGTCCGTTGTGAGGGACGCACGATTATGGCACCGCTCGCTGCTATGACTGTGTTCCCAGCGGTGCCGTCCGAAGTGGACACATTGCTGGACAGGGTGAGGGTTCCTGAAAGGCCATTCGGCGAGGTGGATACGTTGGTCGTGTCCAATGCTGCGATCACAAGCGTATAGGCGTTGGCTCCGATGGTAACTGTCATCGGTGCTGTGCTGCTGACAGGCTGCTGGACGCCATTGACAAATGTCACCTGGAAGCCACGAATGTCGTCAACCGAAACTACCGGCCCCGCGCTCGAAAGACTGATCCGAACCCGGGTGTTGCCCCCCAGATAGGCCCCGAAAAGTGCATTGCGCCCCAGCTCGTCAAGACTTCGGGCAGCCTGCTCGCCATTCACATAAGCATTTTGAAGGAATTGTGAAGCGATGCCGACGCGCTCCGTCACCATGTTCAGGTCCATGGTGGCGGCATAGAGGTTGATCGTGATCGTGTACTGTTCCACGCCCCAGGTGGTGGGGGTTAACCCATTGTCCAGGTTCGTATTCGTCGCCGGCACAAGCGGTATGGTTACCGAGGGCTTGAGGCCTGCCCGCGTCTTTGTCAACGTCTCGCCAATACCGACCGCTATGTCCACGCGTTCCGCGCAAGCCCGGTAGCCCAACTTAGAGCGCAACGCCTGAGCGAACTCCCGTTCCAGAAAGCCCTGCTGAATAATCGGTTGGAGCGAAGCAGGAAAATTTTGGATACCCATCGATGATTCCTATTGGGAGAGTTCTGATTTTTAATCCGGCGGGAATTGTCAATAGCTACGCCTGGTCAAGGCCGCCCGTGCGGTAAGGTATTCCGCCTCAGTCATTTCGAGAGCGGTCTTTTGTCGGATTGGCTTGGAAGCGGGAGCCTCCGCCACACTCGAAGAAGACGACGCGCCGAACAACCATGGCCTACTGCGGCGCAATTCGTCGATGATCTTTCGACCACCGACGACCTTGTCGTCAGGACCAAGTTGAGCGTCGGCAAGATCGATCAACTTCAAGCCATCCAGATCTACGATCCCGGCCCGAACAGCTTCGGTTTGAAGGTTTGCAACTATCAACCGGGCGTGAAATTCACTTCGGATCTTTCTGATCTCCTCGGCAATATGCTCCGGGTAGGGACTATCATCTGTGATTTGCGCCGACGAAGCCGGCGGATCTTCTGAAGTATTATCCATTTACATCTTCGGGTTCAGGGTCGCTCATGACGAGATCAGTTTCGTCTTCAATAAATTCGATGTCGTACGAACTCGCAATCGTCTTCAGTACGGTCTTACGGCTGATACAACCGGCGGCGACAAGTGTAGTTAAAGACTGGGCGTCCTTCTGGCGGTCCTCGGCCGACGATGGGTACCATCTAGGCCATTTCAAGCTCAGCGAAACGCCAGGATCGATAGGTGCGGTCTTCTCGCCG